ATTCATAATCAGGAAACGTACCAGGCCCATGAGGTTCAAGAATTAAATTACCTCTTTTCAAACCTTTAATAAAAGTTATATCCATCCCACTTATTTTTTTTTCAGTGTTTAATTTCCAACTTTTTGTTTTTAAAATATCTTCACTTAAATGTTTTTTCAATTCATCTGTAATAGCATAGAATAGAGCCTTGTCACTTGTTTCAAAGATCCTATTTAAAACAAACTTATTAAAAACTTTATCTACTGCGTTATTTATTATTTCTTTAGTTTCAAATTTATCATTCTTCAAAGAAGAAAATTTTACTTTACTCTTATTGCTTACTAAGAAATCTATAATATTATTTTTTTCTTCTTTTTTTATTTCTCTTACTGATGGTCTTTTGAACTTAACAACTCCTCTCCAAGCTTTATTAAGAATAGATAACCTCATAGAAGTTCTTGCTTCTTCTAAAGTATTAGACTTGTCTTCTATAGTTGACATTACCAATCTTTGATTTGGTCTTTTTTGACTAAAATAACTATTTATTATTTCATTAAATTCTTTAGTAAAAGTTTCTAAATTACTTCTTAACTCTTCTTCAAAGTTATTTTCATCATAAACTAACACTTTTTCTTTAGTCTTTTCATTTAATACACTTCTAAGTTTCATTTATATCTCCAAAATCTTTTATATTAACTTTACTGCTTTCTTATGTGTATAAGATATTCTATAGTTCCTCCGTCCTTATTACTTCTATTATTATCTGCTTTATATCTTTTATAATCAAAATAATAAATATCTCTAATATCTTTTAAGCTTAATACCTCTTTGGCCAAAAGTCCTTCATTATTATATGATATAAATATATCCTTAAAATTAGCGTGTTCTAAGATATCTATTAACATTTCATAAGCACTATCTTTATAACACATTTTGGATTTTTTATAATCTTTAGGCAAACCTGTTACCTCAGTAAGCTTTGAACCTTCTAAGCTATATTTTGCTATAGTATTAAGTAAATGATAATTAGAGCCATATTGTCTTCTATTATATGGTGGGTCTAAATATAATACATCACCACTTATTTCTTTTATTAAGTTTTGAGCATCTTCGTTATAAATATCATTTTCTTGTCCAGGAACCACTTCCATATATTCAGGCTTTAATTCTATTTCTTTTTTAGCACTATCTTTTAAAGATTTAAAAAAAGCTGCATATATACCCGCTGTGTTTTGAATCCTATCAACTGCTTCTAATAAAGATGTTAATAGAAAAAAATAATAGTCACTATCATCTTTAAACTTTTCTATATACTGTCTTATTGCATCTATTTTTTGACCATTATGATCAGAAAAATATAGTCTATTTGCTGGAGAGCAATAGTTATTATATATTAATCCTTTTATTGGTTCTAAAGAATTTATTTGTGGAAAAGCATCATCAAATTGAGTAATATTATTCTCTACATAATGTTTATTTAATATATAAGCATAATACTCAAAATCATTTGATATTACTTTATTAAAATAAGGTTTCATGTTTGCTCCAACATATCCTGTCCCAGCAAATAAATCACAAAAACTTCCAAACTCTAATGATTGTTCTAATACTACACTTTTTATTTCATCAAATAGTTTTGCTTTTCTTCCTATGTAATTCAAAGTTGTTTTATCATCCTTCTCATTTTGTTTGGGTTGTCAACCCAACCATTTTGTCCAAAAAGGATACCTCCTTTGTTGTCTTGATACATATTCATTAAATACATTTCATCTTCTTCTAAAAGATTTCCAATGATCTTCCAATAAGAAGCAAATACTGGAATAGATTTTGCTTTTCCTTGAACATCTTCAATATTAAGAAATGCCATTTCATTACCATTTCTGTCAATTATTTTTCTTATATTATTTATTACTACTGGAACTTTTCTTGATATTCTAGTTACCTCATCAAAGCTAAAGTTTATTAAACTTTTGTTTCTCATTTCTATAAAAGCATCTTTCATCTTATCATCAAATACAGAAGCAAAGAAATTTCCACCAAAATATTCTTTTTCATAATTCCTAAGATCAACTAAACTTGTTTCAATACCTGGAAGTTGCTTTACAGCACCCTCAGCTTCTTGCCATTTTATTTTAAGCTTTTCTACTACTTTAATAGACTTTTTCTTTTCCCAAAACATAGTAAGAATTTGAAGCATTAATTTTCTATTAGGATTCTCAAAATCAAAAGCACCTACAGAAACTAAGGCTTTAATGCCACCAATCTTTAAAAGTCTTCCATCAACTTTAGTTATTAAATCAAATAAACTATCAACAGGCCTAATGTCAATTATATGCTCAGCCGCTCTTTTACTTACTTGTTTTATATTTGATAAACCTAATATAAGTTTATCTTCGTTTAATGGAGTAACATCTATTAAAGACTTATTAACATCAGGAGGTAATATTTCAAATTTTTGCCCCCTCACGGAAGAAAAAATATCTGCTAAATTACTTCCTTTATTTATCTCATACTCAAGCTCTGCTGCTAAAAAATATTTTTTGAAATAGTATGAAAGATATAAAGTCATTACAGCAATATAACTATAAGCTGATGCATGAGAGTTTTTAGCAACTATGTTATTAACAGCTAATGTATGATAAGGTGTTGCCATCTCTACGTTATAAACATTCTCCGCTTCATTTTCTTCTATTGATACTATTTTCTGTAAAGAAGTTTTCTTACCTTTTTGATTCTTTATAGTTTTTTCATACCCTTCATTATAAAATAAACTATCACCTTCTTTTAGGTCATTATCTATATTTTTATAGATAATATTACCCTCTATTTTAACAGGAAAGTTGTGGTTGGAGGTTACATCTAAACTAGATCCATTTTCTAATACTATTTTATATGTTTTCCTAAATCCAGCATAAGTTATATTTATTATATCATTTATAATTAACTTTTCTTCCTCATTTAATGAGAACGCTTTTCCAAAACCTTTATATTTATATTTTTCATGTGTATGAGAATGATTATTATCTTTTGCCCACTTAATATCATTTTTTGTCTTATACATTTCTTCTATAGTAGGAGACCACTTATTAGTATTATCCCTAGTTATTTTAGACTTACCAGAGAAACATAAATTAAAACTGTATGAACTCATTTTTAAAAGATCATCAGCTATATTCTTTGCTTCTATTTCACTTAACCCAGTTTCAATGGCACCTTTAGAAAACTTCTTTACAATTTTATCCCACTTTTTTATATCCTCTGAATCTCTTTCTGTCTTACTGAGACGTTTCATAAGTTTTCTTACATTATCAGTTTCCTCAAGAGATAATCCACCTATCTTATTAAAGATAGACATTACTTGCTCTTGATATAAAACGACTGAGTTACTTATCTCAAGTAGTTCGGAAATAGGTTCTGGATATTTTCTTATCCCTTCATCCCTACCTCTAATATAATCCTCAACAAATGAGGATGTGCCAGGACGAGCTAAGGCATTAATAGCATTTATATCATCAAAGGAACGGGGTTTTATTTGTTTTACCATTGGAGCCGCCGTTCCACCGTTTAATTGAAATATACCAATCGTATTAGAGTCATTAACCTCATTATAAATATTTTCATCTTTTAGGTCAATGTGATATAAAAACTCTCGTGCTTTATCTTTGCTTATTTCTTTTATTATTTTCATATTTTTTTATTATATCACTTTTTAATATTTTAGTCAAGATTCTCTTTGTTTTTTTCGTGAACTATCACCACTTATAGAGGATTGGGGAATTCCACCCTTTCTGTTAAAACCAAACATTACGCTCCCACTTCAGCATATCTATTTCCTACATTTGTGTCAAAATCAATACATGAACTTAAGTTATTATTATCTAAGTCATCATAAGAAGAGAAAGTAGCTATTCTTTTTCTATTCCTTTCTTTTCTTAAGATCTCTAATATACGAAAATTGGAATTTGTCCATATAAATGAAAAGATATTATCATTAGGATTTATTTTATTTCTTAATACTTTTTTATATAAATTCTCAAGACATTCTTGAGTCATATCTTGTCTATAATGCTCATCATAAATCTTAAACTTTTGAATAAGTAAAAATTCGGAAATTGTTTGTGCTTGTTTAAACACATAATTTAAATCTCCTTCTTTATACTTAGTTTTTAGTTCTTCCTTATTTATTTCCATTCATCTCTCCCATAGCCTCAGAAAGATTTACAAGTTGTTGTTGTAATCTGCCGAAATGAAAGGCAGCTAAATCTTTTCTAAACTCATCCTCTTCTTTTTGAAACTCTTCTTCCATAGAGTTTATAGTTACTTCTATTTCACTCATTAGCTTTCTTGATTCTTTTTTTAGCTCATTTTTAGACATCGGCATGAATTTTACTCTCCATATAATCTTTATAAATTTTTTTATTAAATAATGCTTGAAGATAAGGAAGATCTTTTTTGTCTTTAGAGGACTTACATTCTTCTAAGACTTTTTTAATCTCTTCAATATCAGGTCTATCTTCTGTAGGAGCCCCAACTTTATCATTCTTATCTAAAGTATTGTTAGTGACATCTTCACCTCTGCTAAATATTATCTCATCTATAAGAGTTTCTGAAAAAGTCATAGCAGATAAAAATATTTTAAAAGCATTAAGCACCTCTTCAATATCATAATTATGTCCTTGCTGAAAGCTAATCATAGTATCATGATAATATTGTCTATCCCTTTCTGGCAAATCGCTTGTATCAAATTCAAATTTAATCATTTTTTCCTCCGTTAGTTTTATACATAGTAAAGTTTTTGTATCTTTTTGTCAAGTGTTAAACTGCCTCTAAAATATCATCAATATAGGATTGTGGAACTATTTTCTTTAATCCATCATCATCTTCAATAAGATATATCTTCTCATCAATCTTATCTAAAGTATTGTTAATGACATCAAGGGTGGTTAAGCCTAATACATCAAATTTTATTATTCCCAATTCATCTAAAACAGAATCTTGATTACTTTCAGGAAAAGCACTTACAATCTCACCGCTTACTTTCTCTATTGGCATTAACTCATTAACAGGACGATCTAAGATAATAATACCACCAGCATGTTTTGATAACTGTCTTACTTTACCATCAAAATGTCTAACTAAATCAATTATTTTTTTATTCTGTTCATAAAATTTGTATTGCTTTGTATGAGTTGCTTTAATCATTTCTATATTCTCATCCAAAGAAAGTTGAAAATCAAAGATCTTTGAAAACTCATTTGATGCTTTATAATCAATTTTATATATTCTAAGTAAATCTTTCAATGCTGATTTAAGACCCATCTTAGAATAAGTTCCTACCTGAAAAACTCTGTCTTCTCCATACTTTTCTTTTAGGTGTTCTATTAAGTGATCACGAGCGGAAGGAGAGAGGTCTGAGTCAACATCAATACCCCCACTAGCTCCATTTCTCACTTGTGCCTTAGTAAGTTTTTGTTCATAAGTATTTGTAAAACCTAGTAAGAATGGAATAAGAAAATTACCCTTTACCTCATTCTCTTGAAAAGCTTTATATAGATCAATTCCGTTCTTATAAAAATTCTTAGCAAATAAATATTCCCATTTAAAATCTCTTTTATACTCTGGATACTCTTCTAGTTTATCTTCACACATTTTCTTCAAATCAGTCATTTTTGTTTCCATCTCTTTTGTGTGAACTTCATCACCAAAATAATCTGGTATCATATCAGGGCTTCTTTGATCTGATAAAAATCTTTCAAATAACAACCCAAACTCAATAGGATCAAGACGAGTAATATTAAGAGAATAAAGAACTAATGAACCAGCACCTGAACCCCTTCCTACACCAACTGTATAACCTGAATCTGTTACAAATTCAAGCATATCCTCAAGAATAAGTATATATGAAGAAAACCCTTTTCTTATTAAAACCTCTAATTCATGATTTAATCTTTTTTTATATTCTTCTGTAGGATTACCACCAAACTTTTCTTCTAAACCTCTCTTGGCTTTTTTTATTAAAGCCTCATCATCATTTTCTGTAACAGAAGGAAGATATATTTTTCTTCTCTCTGGTATTTCATAATTACACATATCAGCTATTTTTATACTATTATTAGCCCATTCAATAACATCATTAGGATTATAGTTATATCCAAAATCTTTATTAAACTTTAAATAATCCTCTTCGTCATGATAATAAAGATTCTTACTTTCAATTTCAAAATTTAAATTATCAATAGTAGCTTTATCTCTAATAGCTATTGAAAGAGTTTGAAGATTGTCTTGTCCAGGCTCTAAATAATGAACATCGCCTGTTACTACTATAGGAATATTAAACTCTTTTGCCCATTTAATCATATAATCATTAATAGTTTTTTGTCCCTCTGGAGCCTCATCCATTTCATAATTAATTTCATTAAACTGAACTTCAGTATAAAAGTTCTCACCAAAATGCTTTACATATTTTTGGAATAATTCGTATGCCTTATCTATCTCTCCTGCTCTTATAAATCTTCCCCATTTGCTTTGCATGCACCCACTACCAACAATTATACCTTCAGAATTTTCAAATAATTCTTCTTCAGTTATTCTATTAGTATAATAAAAATGTTCTTCATCTTTCATTGAAAGATAGTTTAACTTTAAGATATTCTTATAGCCTATCTCATTTTTAGCAAGTAAAATAAGATGAGAGTTTTTACCTCTCACTCTCTTCTTTTTCTCATTATATTCTACAAGCTCATCATTGATATAAGCCTCTACACCAAGAATAGGTTTTATGCCATATTCTTTACAAGCTTCTTGATGATGATATATACCCGTAAGCTTTCCATGATCGGTAATAGCAAGTGCTTTATGCCCTAATTTATATGCTTTCTCCGCATATTGTTTAGATGAGCCTATTGCATCTAACCTTGAACCTAAATGACTATGTAAATGAAGTTGAGCAAACATTTTTTCTCCTTATTTATCTATTTAAAATATAGACTTTATTCCCACAATCCCATATTCTATTATAGTTATTATATAACATGTTTTCATATTCTGTCAAGTTATCATCATAATTTTCAAAAATATTTTTAAGCTTATGTTTTTGATATTTATTTCTACTTTCCAAATTAAGATTATTTTTCTTGAAATAAAAATAATTTGGTTTACTAGTTTTTAAATACTCAAACCCATTACTTTCATACACATTACCATTAAAATAGCGCTTATCAGAATATGTTATAATATTTCCATTATAATTATTTAGAAAATATTTCAACAACTTAGAAAAACCACCTATTACTTTAGTGTTTTTCTTACTAGCTGATCTTAATAATTCCCAATTATATCTTTTGTTAAATCTTGGCTTACCAAAAGTTACTACAGATACTAAAATACCATTATAATATAATCCATATTGCAACGAAGAGCCTATATCTCCTTGTAAATGATTAGCATTAAGGAATTCCCTTCTCTCTTTAATACTAACAGGTTTGATAACAGTTTTTCTAGCATAAATTACTTCATTATATATATTCAGCCTAGAAAGAAGTATGCTACTCACTATATCTTTTTTATTAATCCATTCATTCTCAAATACATGTATTAAATCATATCCCTTTTCTTTAGCTAATTTTTGCTTATTTAAATGGTAATTTTTATGTTTTCCATTTATTTCACTATGCCAATATAAACCATTAAACTCAATAGCTATTTTTCTTTCTGGTATAAGTATATCAATTTCGTATGGCTTTATTATTTTTCTGTTATGAGATTCTACATAAATATATTGACTTATGAAATCTCTCAACTCAACTTCCGAAACAGACTCGTTAGTTGGAAAACATTTTTGACATCTTGGTATTTTACCAGCGTAAATATTATCATAAAAAATATTATTACATTTTTTACACTTCCATTTATAGTCTATTACACTTCCTTTTTCCTTAACTCCATAATATTCATTAATATCAAATAAAGGCTCCACAAGATTGTCAAAAGAAAAAACCTTTAAATTTTTAAAAAACCTTTCTTTTGATTTATTATGATTTCCTTTGAGAAAAATGCTACTTTGAAAATAATACTCAACACCATATTTTTCCAAGTTTGTTTGTTTTATTTTTTCTTTAACATCTTTACTCTGCCCTGGATACTCAACACCATATTTTTCCAAGTTTGTTTGTTTTATTTTTTCTTTAATTTGCTTTGACCCAAAGGGATTTTCAACACCATACTTTTTTAAATTTGTTTGTTTTGCCTTTTCTTTAACTGATTCTAATTTTCTAGGACTGTCAACACCATATTTTTCTATATTGTTGTTTTTTCTTTTTTCCAAAATCTCTTTACTTTGTGTTGAAGTTTCAACACCATACTTTTCTAAATTTGTTTGTTTTGCCTTTTCCTTAACTGATTCTAAAGAAGAAGGGCTTGAGACTCCATACTTATATATATTGTTGTTTTTTCTTTTTTCCAAAATCTCTTTACTTTGTGTTGAAACTTCAACACCATACTTTTCTAAATTCGTTTGCTTCCTTTGACAAACCCCACAAACAAGGTTATTATTTTTTAAATTTCCTTTGCGTTTACTTGCCTCTTTACCACAAATATCACATATAAAAGTAATATTGTATGTTTTTGGAACTAACTCCAAATTAAATAAGCCATCTTCTATAAACAGACTTATATTTACTTCTTTTTTGTCTAGTGTTGATATTTTTACTATATTCATAATGTTACTTTTACACAAAACCCCTACTTTCTAAATGGCTATGTAAATGAAGTTGAACAAACATTTTTTCTCCTCTTATAATGTTCTATTTTAAGAATACCATATACCTTCTTTTTTGTCAACGGTAATGTAAAGTTAAAGTAAAATAATGACTGGAGTAAATATGAAATCTTTAAGAAAATATCTTCAAGAACAATCTATAGATTATAATCTACAAAATATACAATCTATTGTCAAGCAAAATACTGCTTCCGCAAAAAGTCTTTTAAATTCTTTATCAAAAGAAGAGCTTAATGACTTTATTGAACAAATAAACAAAACTGAAAACTATAAGCAGTTTCTTGATAGTAAAAAAGATAGGGACTTAGCTGTAGCAACTTATATTGTAAAAGAAAAAGACCCTGATTTTGCTGAAAAAATAGGGCTAAGCATTGAAAATCCTGAAACTTTTAATAAAACTATTAAAGATGATATTATTTCTCCTACAAGAAAAAGAGCTAATGAACAAGAAATTAACTCTCCTAAAGTCAAATCCAATACAGGTGAAGAAGCAGATACTGAAGCAGAAGAAGATGATGAAAAAGGCTCTAAAACAAAAGAAGATGGTGCTGATGATGAAAAAGGCTCTAAAACAAAAGAAGATGATGCTGATGTAAGAGAGCCTGAAGCAGAAGAAAATGGTGCTGATGATGAAAAAGGCTCTAAAACAAAAGAAGAAAGAAAGGCTCGTATTGAAAAAGGCGTAAAGCGTGATGTTGAAAAAGGCGCTGAGTCTAGTAAAAACTATAACTATAAAAAAACTATTGATAAACTTAAAGAAACCCAAGAAGAAGCATTATCTAAATTAGGAGATTTAGAGAAAAATGCTGAAAACAAGAAAGATGTAAATAAACAAAAATCAGTAGTTCAAAGTAAGGTAGATAAGCTTATTAAAAGAGTTCAAAAAGCAGAAGAAGGTCTTATTACTAACCCAGAGCTTAAAGCAAAACAAGCACTTACTGAACTTGAAACTGTAACTAAAAATGCTGTATTAAAAGCACAAAGAGCACAACTATCAGGTAAAGTTGGCAGAACAGCAAAAAAGATTGAAGGAATAGCTGGAAGAGCTAAGAGAGGAGTTAAAGGAGCTTCTGAAAAAATAAAGGGTAGTGCTACTTATAAACAAACTAAAGAAGTTGGAAGAGTTGCTGGTAAAAAAATTAAGGATGTTCAACAACAAGTTCAAAGTAACGCTCGTGCTAATTTTATAGCTAAACAACTTAATTATGGAGATGCTCGTAAATGGATTACAGCAACTGATAATAAAACTAAAGAAGAGATTTATCAAAAAGCTTTAAAGAAAAGTAGAGACACAAGACAGAAAAAGTCTGCTGTAGCTGGTTCTAGATCTAAAGGTAATACAGTTAAGATGGCTGGACAACAACAGAAGAAAAGCTCAATTCCAAACCAAAAGAAAACACAAAGAGCTCAACAAAGAGCCATTGATGCTATGAATCAAAGAAAGCGAGATGAGATTATGCCTAAAATCGACTCACCAACAGCTTCAGGATCTCCTATAAAGAAAACTAGCTAACCCTCATCGGGTAGCCAGCTCATATCTTCATCTATTTCCATCATACCAATAATGGTATCTAAATCTAAATAACTAGAACCATTAGTTAAAATACCCGCCATTGTATATTTTGTATATACCTCATCTATTAATTTTTGGTCTTCATATCGTATAGCCCTTTTATATTTTAACCATATACCTCTCATGGTATAAAAATAACTACTTACAAATACCTCACTCCCTCCATCTAAAAATATTATTCCTTTACTACCTTCATCTATTTCTCTATCGTTTGCTTGTTTTATTATTTCTTTTATAACTTGTTGAATTTCACTGTTGTTTTCACTCATATGCCAACCTACTAAAGCCATCTTCCTTGTAAACTCTTATTTTATTATTAAAGCTTTCTTTATATTCTCCTCTATGAGATATAACCATAATTGAATTTGATTTTGACTTTTCCTGGATAATATTAAGTATAGCATTTATACCATTCTCATCCAAGTTCCTATCAAGTATTTCATCAAATACAAGAAATCTCATATCAGAAGAAAAGAAATTTTTAACTAACATATAAAGAGAAAATGCTATTGCTACATCAAGTAGTGTTTTCTCTCCAGAAGAAAAAGATTGAAAACTAATCTCTTCTTTATCCTCTATTATAGATTCTTTTAAGTTCTTATCAAAATTAACATTGATAGGTCTATCAAAAAACAATGGAATATACTTGTTAATATTTGCATTAAATAAATCAATCATTTTAGATATAACATATTTCTTTATACCATAATCTTTATTAGAAAACATCTTTAAGAGGTAATCATAATAATAAATTTCATTGCCTTTGTCTTCTAAGGTTTTATTTTCTTTTTCTCCTCTCTTCTCTAATGTCTTTATCTTCTTTGCAAGTTTTTCTATATACTCTTTATCATATGTATTCTTTGCCTTTTCACTTATTGTTGAAAGCTCTTTATTTACCTCTTCTTTTCTATTTTTATTATTTTCAACAATAGAAGATATATTATCTAGAAAATCTTCAGAGTATTTACTTGGTATATTCTCTTCAAGAAACTCTGCCTTCTTTTCTTTTATTCTTTTATCAAGATCTTCTATTGCCTCGTTAAGAAAAATAACTTCTTTACTCAAACCAGCTTCTTTTACTCTAAGTTCGGATAATGAGGATTTATGTTCTTCAAGTTCTTCTTTTGTATAATCTGATTTTACATTATACATATTAGTTTTTAAATCTTCTATCCTAGTATCAAGATCATTATTCTTATTATTTATTCTCTCTTTTTCTTTTTCAAGTTCTTCTTTCTTTTTAAACTTATCTGTAATTTTAGATTCTAAATCATCATGTATTTTAGTCTTAGCTTCATCATTAAGTGATTGTCCACAAGTATAACAAACCTTATCAGAAGTAGTTTCCATTGCACTTCTAAAAGACTCTATTTCTTTATTAATACTTGTTATTTGACTTATTACAGATTGAATATCCTCTCTTTGTTGATATAAAGAATCTATCTTATCTTGAGCTTTTTCATCTTCGTTTGATTTCTTTATTTTCTCTATTTCTGCATCAAAATCTACTTTCTCTATTCCCTTTATTTTCTCTTTTGCTCTATTATATTCAGTATTCTTATTAGAGAATAAATCATCCTTTTCTTTCTTTTGTTGTTCAAGAGTATTGATTGATTCTTTAATAGAATTATTATATTCCTTCACTTTATTATGTTCAGTAATAAGCTCTTTTTCTTTTTCAATATCAATATCTTTATATTCTTTAATTTCTTTTTTTAATTTTATTTGCTCTTCTTCAAGCTTAGCTTTTTTCTCTTTTAGTCCCTCAAGAATATTTTTTGCGTTTTGCTTATATTCATTAATGTTTTCTTGAATGGTATTAACACCGTATTCAATTTTTCCGATCTCTTCTTTTACATGTTGATATTCTTCTTCTATAGGTTTCTTTAATTTTTTAGTAGCATCAGCCCATTTTCTAAATTGCTTTAAGTCTAAAACACTTTCAATAATATCAAGCCTTCTACCTTCAGAGACTCTAAGGAATGATGTATAAATTTCACTTGAAAACATAACTGAATTAATCATTGCTTTATGGTTAATTCCAACAATTTCATCAATAAGAGCTTGGGCATCTTTCTTCTTATTTGGTGAAATATTCTTGTGGTTTTTAAAAATAAGAAGATTATCTTTATTCACATCATGATTGCGATAACGAATAACAGAATAAATATCTTCTTTTATAAAAAAATCAAACTCTACCTTACAATTCTTTTTTATTTTTCTATTGATAACTTCATCTTGATTTACAAGAGATTGTCCATACAAACACCAAATAATAGCATCTACAAAAGTAGTCTTTCCTGCGCCTATGTTTCCATAGATGAGTTTTACACTATTTCCACTCAAATCAAGAGTTGTTTGTTCATCACCATATGATTTATAGTTTTTTATTGATACACTAGCTGGATTCATAATTTTCTAGGCACAGGAAATCACGAAGCTTACTTCGTGGAGAAATATGCCCTTCTCCTTTCTATTAGAATTGTAATTTTTATCATGCTTTCTCTAATACTTTATCAAATACTGAAAGTAATTTTTCAGTATTTATATCCTCTATAGAAGAAATAAATTCTTTTGTTATTTCCTCTAAATCATCACTATGAGTTACATTCTCAATTTGAAAATCTTCCTCTTCTTTTAAGAATATGGGAATAATATCAATAGCACCATATTCATATAACACATATTTTAGCTTTGCAAAATCTTGTATTTTCTCATCTATATATACTACTACAAAATTTCCCTTTATATCAAGTGATTTCAAATATTTTATATCTTTAGAATATATTTCTACAAACTTTGGTGCTTCATCATATTCAACAAACTCCCATTTCTCAGCTTTTGTGTCTAAGGTAATAAAACCTTTTTGCTGATTTATTTCACCACGAGATAATTGATTAGGAGAGCCTATATAGATTACATTTTTAATATGCTGATGCCGATGAAAATGTCCAGTAAAAACATGGTCAAATTCTTCAAACTTTTCAAATGGAAATGCGTGTTTTTCTGTAACATGAAAAGCATTGTCAAAACTAAAGTTTGCTATTGAAACATGAGTAAACAAATAACTACCATTTTTTGGTATTTTACTTTCGTCTTTAGTGTATGGTAAAAAATCAAACACCTCATCATTAAATTCTAACTGGGTATATTCTTTTATCACCTCACCAATAGGAGAAAAAGTATCCACTATAGTATCATAGTCAATATTATATACATCATGATTGCCTACTAAAAAGATAAACTTTATTCCATTATTCTTCATATGTAATAGTTTCATAAACAATGGTACAAAAGCATCATTTCTAATGTTTGAGCTTTTATGAAAAATATCTCCTAATACAAAAATATAATCCATATCATTTTCATGATAGTATTGTTCTAAATAATCCAAATAATCAACTATTAATTGAGACTGTAATCCTTTCTTTGTATGCCAATCAGATGTAAGTAATATTTTCAAAATATAGACTCTCCTTTTCTTTTAACATATTTTCTGGCAAGAAGTCCCCTTCCTCAAAGCCGATAGGCTTAGGTGGGGGTTATTGACATAAATAGTATTTTTATAATAACACCAGATAATAATCCAAAAAATGGATTGAATCTAGCACTTACTAATACTGTAGCTCCTATTATCATTCCCCAAGGGGTGAAACCAAATGGGCCACCGGCAACTTCGGGTATTGTAACTATTGCATTAAAAATATTTGTAGAGAATGTTACAAATACACCAAGCACAAAAAGGAAACCAGCAATAGTTGATTTATGAACAAATTTTCCTATTTTAGGTAGGAATTTTAAAAGTAATATTACTGCCATTATACCCATCATAATAACAGATGCTAAAACAGGATGGGGTGCAGTTGCAGTTCCAGATATAATAGCTTCTACTGGACCACCTCCAAATAATGAAGAACCAATATCAGCAAGACTGGAATAAATTGCTAAATGGTCAATATTAGTATTAACACCTGCAATGCTACCAGTTATTTTTCCAAAAGAAATATTAGCACCAATGTTAAGACAAGCTATAGATAAAGCACCAATTAGAACTCTTTTATTTTCCCAAAATCTCCAAATAATATTACCAAATTGAAATTTTTCATTTGCGAGAAGAATGTTTTCTTCTTCTATTTTATAAGAAAATTTTTCTTTTAGCAAATTTTTAATATAACTAATTTTAAGTATGTTAAAAATAGCAATAGATACAAAAATAGAAATTATTATTGTATTTGCTAAATCTTTAGTAATAAACCATACTATTAAAGCAGTTATCATTGAAGAGGAACCTACTATCTTTTCTGATTGCCATAAATTTATAGCTACATAAGCAAGCATGATTCCAACTCCAGCCATCATACTAAAAACAATAATAGGACCAATCCAATCTATAATAGCTTCATTTAAACCTAATATAGATGGTATCAAAAGAAATATAGCACCCCAAAAAATAAGACTAAGCCTTTCTTTTATGTTGCTACCCATTGTTCCTGCAAGTGTAATAGTTTCAGCTTGAAAGGATATTGTTGCCACAGAATTAAATGCCAACGCCCCTCCCATACCTATCACAAAAGCAATTGCAGTCGGTAAAGCAGCAAAACCATAAGTTAAAGCTAATAAACCTTGAGGAATACCATTTAATACTACTGCAAGTGCAGCTAGTATATCGGTAAGTAAACCTTCCATACATTACTCCTTAAAAAATTTTATTTATACCATAAAGGTAATTTTTCTATATAAAATAAATCATCAAATTGTTTATCCCCTTCTAATAATATAGCTCCTTTCCATACTATAATGCTTCCAACTTCATTTAGTAAATCTTCTACAGTTTCTAAAGAACCTCCTGTAGAAACTACATCGTCTATTATAGCTATTCTTTTTCCTTTTATCCTTTCAGTATCTTTTCCATCTATAATAAGATGTTGATTCTCTATTGTAGTAATAGATTTGACTTCTTTACTTATAGGGTTATTCATATATCCTTTTATGGATTTTCTTAATACTATATAATCAACTTTTTTTCTTGCAGCTATTGCATGAGCTAAGGGAATTGATTTAGCTTCTGGGCATACTATATAATCAACATCTGGTATTTCTTTAGCCATAAGAGAAGCTGTTTTTTCTATTAACTCGGTATCACCTAATATAACAAAACTTGCAATAGTTAAGTTATCATTAATTTTTATTTTAGGCAAGTCTCTTTCAAGACCTGCTACTCTTAATTTATATATATTCATTTATTTTTAATCCTTTGGCATTATATTAATGGTCAGCTCTTGCAGATGGTATTCCATCAATCTCATAGTATAAGAAAGTATAGCATTTTATTATTTCTTCTTTTTTTTCACTACCCATTGAAAGTTGTCTATTCCTATTGAGTAATTTTTCTCAAAATCTTCTCTTGAAAAAATAAACCTTACACCATTACTTAATATTATTTCTATTTTTTTGTCAAGATTCTTAAAATTAACATCAAATATACCTTTTTTACTTGCTTGCTTATATACTTGTTCATAATGAAACATTATTTACTCTTTTATTTATAAACTGTGCGTAAAACCCGTACCCTTTAAGGATAGAGGTGTTCACCTAACTCTCCTCAAAATAAATAAGACCAATTGGAACTATATCAAACAAATTATATTCTTTTATTAAATTCATATATACTTTATCTGACTTTCTCATGATCTGATTTTTTTGTAAAGGTCTTAAGTTCTTTAAGTTCCAACATTTTTTAAATTCACCATATGTAGAAAAGCTGTATGCTCTTACTGGTATAATTTTATCAAGCCACCAATATGAACCATAATTATTCCAATTCATATTTTCATCAAATTGTTTTTCTAAATGATGCTGCAATTCACTTAATGTAAAACCAACGAGTTTTTCCCATCTTCTACCATGCTTATTTTTTTTAAGAGATATATAAATTGAATGCTTAAGATTTCTATCAAACCTTTTCCTCTCTTTAGTTAAATGAATTCTTTTTGAATTGCTTCTACACTTCTTACATATATTTTTATATCCATCTTTATTTTTTGAGTCTTTATGGAAATACTTTAGATCCAATACCCCCTTGCATTTTCTACATTGTTTGTTCATAAGCGCTTAACAGGAAACCACTATGCGTTTAGGTGGGGGTTATTAACAACATCATCATAGAATTGATTAAAATATATTGACAACTCTGTTAATTCTTCTTGACTTGCTCTATAAAAAATAGCCTCCATCTCTCTCATCACTCCATTAAAATCTTCTTTTAAATCCTTAAAGGTAACTACTGTAGCTTCGTTTACAGTATAATAAATTTCACAAAGTTGTCTATCTTTTTCTTTAAATTCATTTGTTGCCCAAAACATATACCACGAACTGTTTAGCCATCTTGAATATGACACTTGCTTACTCCTCAAAATATTTTATTTACCGACAAATTTCCGTATGTCTTATATATGAGTTATTAAACTTATTAATAATAATATAAAGTTAATATAAATTGTAAATAAGGAGAAAACAATATGGCTTTATTTCTAACTTCAAGTCAAAGTTCTACTCTTGAACCTTTGAGAAGTAATCGTTGGATTATGCAGTTTACAACTGTTCCTGGTGCGGCAAACAATGATGCAAATGAAAGACTTGCTTTTATGGCACATTCAGCCTCACGTCCTACCCTTACATTTGAAGAAACAGAACACCAAAGGCTTAATGAGAAATTTTACACTGCTGGTAAACCAGAGTGGAGTAATCTGTCTGTTGAGTTCTATGATTTCATTCAAGGTGAAAAATCTGTTTCTCATATTCTTTGGGAATGGGCTAATCAGATTTATAATCCTGTAACTGGACAAATGTATTTTAAGTCACAGTATCAAACTTCAGCTACTTTAGCTATGTTAGATCCTGCTGGTGGTATTGTACAGGTCTGGAATTTATTTTACCTTTTTCCCACTGAAATTAACTGGAATGAGGTATCATCGGACAGTTCGGATATAATGAATGTATCTGCTACTTTTAGGTATGATTACGCTATTAAAGGTGTAGATGTAGATACTTCACCGTAAGTCAACTACTTTTGAGTTTTCAGCTCAGGGGTTTTCTTGCCAGAAACTTAATAAAAAGCAGCCAATATTGGCTGCTTTTTTTATCGAATTGGGCGTAAAACCACCACCCCTTTAGAGTAGGGGTAATTCACCCTCATTATTAACTCCTATGAGGTTGTCTTTACAAAAAAAAAGGCCCCAAGTTTGCAAATCTTGGAGCCTGCTGAAGATATATGTGAATCACCGGACCAGTGCTACACCATTAACTTTACACCAACCTATAATAAACTATAGGTTACATAAGTTCTTTTGGTTTCCTAGCAGTATTTCCAGTCCTGGTGCAATAAGCAAGATGCCTCATCTTACCATTCTCAAACCTAGTTTTCATTTTAATGTCGCCTCCCCATCTTGAGATAAGAGTTTGTGCTCCTCGTCTATGAGCATTTTTACTAATCTTGGGCATAAAAGCCTCCTTTTACTTTAGCTTGAAAGGAACAAAAAAGTTATTAAACCATTTTAAATCTTTAAAAACATAATAATCCTTATCAATATTTAAATGTTTTTCAATAGATGTGAGTAAGATTTCATAATCTAAATTCTTTAGGTTTGAAGATAAACGAATTTTATAAGAGTAACCTTTATCTTCTACTGTTGCCTTACTGAATCCATAATATTTGAGTCTTCTAAGAAACTCTTCTGCTGAAGTAATTTTAGTCTTTAACATTGTTCCTTCCAAAAATAAAACTGCCCCTTTTTACAGGGGCAGAGGGTTTAGAATAGATACACTATTCTATGTCTACAGATCGTGCCTTCTCAGGTTCTTTTGAAGGTATTTCAACTGATAACAAGCCGTCTTTAAAAAATGCTTTTACATTATCAACATCATACTTATCGTGAGGAACGTAATATTTGTTTCTTGCTGAGGATCTTTTGATCCCTCTATTAAGATAACGCATATCCTTTTCCTCATCTTTCTTTATTGGGGTGATAGTTAATACCATCCAATCTCCTTGAAATGAAATCTCAATCTCATTCCTTACATAACCGGCCAGAGCAAACTCAAAATAGATATTTTTATCTCTATCTATTTTCCAGTCGGTGGGTGGAAAATTTGGAACACTTAAATTCCAACTCTCTTTCTTTCTTTGTCCATGGCCGTGGCCGTGGCCTTGTTCCATGAATGCCTCAAAACCATTCATGGCATCATTGAAGACACTTTCTAGGTCTTCCATGTCTAATACTGTTCTTGGTCCCATATGGCAACCTCCTAAAATATATTTTTGCTTCCTCTTATGAGGCAAGCAATGCTCCTTCACAAGGAGTTACTTTTATTATACACAACTTACATTTTTTTGTCAAGTCTATGTTTATATTTACGAGTTTATAAAACCAGTATAGTTTTTTACAACTCCTAATAAAACTTCTTCTTAATAAACTTCTTCCATTTCTTTCTATCAAATTCTTTTTCTTTTATATTATCTTTTACCTTTGTAGAAAATTTATATTTTTCTGTTCTATTTTGTAGTTTATTTAAGCTATCTTTTTTTGTCAATTCTGAAACAGCATAAAGTAAAGCTATTACCCATTTACCCTCAAGTTGTGCTTCAATCTGATTCCATCTAAAGTCATAAGACCATTCAAACATGTTAGTAAGTCTTTGTCTTATTTTTCTTTGAATGCTTTTAGGGAAAATATCTCCAAGTAATCTACCTTCTCTTCTTTTACTATCCATAAACCATTGCCTTATTTTTCTTATTACAAATCCACTCCAAGGCTCCCCTAAAGCATCTTCCATAATCATTCTTGGTGGAGCTTGCTTTAATTTAAAGTTCATTTTAAAACTACCGAATTTTTTCTTTCCTCTCATTCTATTAGTAGCCTCATCTAACCACTTATCTGTTTTTAAATGAAAGGTAGCTTTAGTATGATCAAAATCATTTAGTTCCATATATCTTTGGTCATAAGAGGTAATATTATCAAATATAGCTTTTTTTAAAGAAGTATTATCTATATCTCTTAGATTAAGATTATCTGAAGGGTTCTCCATTCTCTGTTTAGAGTTAATATTAACTAAGTATTCTACCTTATAAGTGGAGCCGATATCCTTACTTCTTAAAAATTGTAATGACACCTCATTTTTAGAGATTTTTAACTTATTAGTATTATTTGCAATAGTTCTTATTTCGTTAATAGAGGTTTCTCTAAACGGTGACGTATTTACAAGCATCAGACCAACCTTTTTCTTTTAATGTAATCAGAAAAACTCTCTCCTGCTTTTAACTTTTCACTTTTAGTTTCTGGAATTTTTAAGTTAATAAGTGAGTTTTGTTCAAATCTTCTTTCCATGTCTTTTTCTGCTTTTGTCTTTGCGACAGTGTAATTCTCTGTCCTTTTTCCTATAGCATTCTTCTTCATACTTTTAGGAGTATCAAGACCGCCTTTCTGGTAGTTTCTACTAAGATTATTATTCCAAAAAGCTTTCCTGCTTTTTACATAATCCTCATCGCCTTCTCCAGTAATACTCTCTATTATTTTCTTAAGCCTCATCTTTCTCTCCTTCAAAAGATTTTTGAACTTCTTCCTTTGATTTAAATAAATTCTTAGCATCTTCTAATTCTGATAATTTTAATGTTTGTAAAAGTTTATATTGATTTAACTTTTTATAATCTTCACTACTTAACTTTTCTTTTAAGCTTGCTTTAAAATTATCTATTGCTTTTTCAATATTTCTTCTTGCTTCTTTTACATCTTCAGATTCTTTTCTTCTCTCTGACTTTCCTTCAAAATCTTTTTCTTTTACCCTAAGATAATAATTACTCATATCTCCGGAAAGCTCAGGGGCATTTTTAGCTCTTCCCCATATCTTACTCTCATTATCAGTAAAACGAATATCTTTCTTCATTTTATCAATATTGTTATTATGTTTTTTAATACCTTTTTTCTTCTCTTCTATCATTTCATTAAGCATCTGATTATACATATTTTTAAATGCATTACCTTCTGCCTGAGTTAACTTTCTTCTTATATTCTCTTGGAAAATGTAAGTATTTATAGCATTATCAAGAGAAGCATCATACTCATCTGGATCGTATTTTCCAGTGAGTTTATTAATATACCCTTTAAAACTATCTATTGCTTGTTTTGTGTTATCTGATTTTAGATCTCCCATAGTTCTCTTAAAAGCAGAATCTATTTGATTTTTATATTCTCTTACTTTTTCAATTGAAACACCTTCTGGATATTTAGCTTTACTTATATATCTTTTCACAAAGGTATCCATCTTTTTATTTATTTTTGCTTTTTCATCTGATGTGAGTTCTTTCTGTGAAGAGAGCATTCTTTTTATTTCAAAAAGACTTTTAAGTTGGTTTTCAAGATTATCTACAGTTCTAAGCTCACTTTGTAAATCCTCCCCATAACTTTTTCTATCTTCTATTTTATTTTTACCAGATTCCTTAGCTCTTTCCCATTCCTTTTTAGATATACCCACTACTTCTTTTCCGGTAGTAGTTTGAGCTTCTCTCATTTTTCTCTTTATTAAGTTATAAGGGGCAAGCACTTCTCTTCTAAAATCTGTTATCTCTTTTATGAGTTTTTTTCCATATTTATTATATAAGTCAGCCAAAAAGCTTTTCTGTTCCCTGGTGAGCTTATATACATCCTCTCCGGTCGTTTTTCCGGCTGTTGCTCTTGTTTTTTCTTTAAATTTTTCTCCTGAAGCTTTTACTTCAGAAGACTTTTTACTTTTTTTCTCTTTTGCGGGAGCTTTAAATTTATCTAAAGCTTTCTTCTTAAAAGCTGTCAATGCTATTAAAGAAGGAATTTGTATAGCTTCATCTAAATGAACCGTTTCGCTTTCTGCTGAGAATACATTTATTAATAAATCGTCAAAGTTATTAGGCATTAATATCCACCTTTATTTTTATATTAACTTTACTTTTTCGGTAGGAGGACTTCAAAACCTTCTTTTTTATAAATTTTAGCTCTTTCCTTTGAATGTCTTAAGGTAAACTTATTTCCTCTATCAATAAAGTCATATACATCAACATTAAACTTTCCAGCCTCTTTATCTGTTCTTAACCCTCTTCCTAACCTCTGAACAGTCTCTATTTTACTTTTCCCGCCAGAGGCAATTACAAGTAGGCGAATAGCATCAATAGAAATACCTTCATTGAAAATAGATGTTGCTATAATTACTTTTAAGTCTCCATTTTCAAAACTATCTATTGCCTCTTGTCTCTCATTTGAGCTGTTCTTACCACTTAAAAATAAAGAATCTGATAGTATCTCTTCTAATAATTCTCCATGAATAATATGCTTTACTAATATTAAAGTTGAAGTATTATATTCATCTACTAATCCTTTAATTATATTATTTCTATCTTCATTCTCTGCTATACACATTTTATAAGCAGTTGTCCAATCAGGAGTTGGTCTTCCATCTGATTCTGTAAAACGGATAGTTGGTTTTGCTAAAACCTTCTTTTCCATTAATAGTTTTGAATCTATTTCATATATAGTATTTCCTAGATATTGTCTTATCTTAGCCCACTTAAAGTGATCTCCTGAATTGGGAGTAGCTGAAAATCCATATCTTAAAGGGAAGTTTGTATTATATAAAAAATCTTGAAATGTGTCGGCAGAGCTTTTATGACATTCATCAATTATTAAACATTTAAATTTTGTAAGGGATGGAAGCTTTCTTATTGATTGGATTGTAGAGACAACAACATCTCCATCTTCAACCTTTTTTCCATGAGCAATACCTACATTCTTTATTCCGGCTTCTATAATTCTCTTTCTTGTTTGTTCCACAAGAGAAACTTTATCCATTACAACAATAGTTTTTAGTTTTGAGGTTTTAATAAATGCAATAAAAATTTCGGTTTTACCTGAACTAGTTGGAGCTTTTATTATACCAGTGTTAGTTTTTAACATAGCAGCTAAAGCATCTTCCTGATGCTCTGTTTCTGTGAAATGTTCTGGAAAATATTGACGGGTGTTTGTTATTTTAGATTGAAAAGAAAAACGGGTTCTCTTATCTTCTATATTCTCTATATTACAGTTTTCTTTTGCAAACAATAAAAACTCTTTAAGAAAACCAGAAAATAAAAACCCATATTCTTTCGTAAACTTTATAAAAGGGACTTTTTTTATTTTGCGAGAATCAAATTTTCCACCTGCGAAAACATTTGATTTATCATCATAAGTAAAGCGTCTCTTTAGAGACGCTTGTTCTTTTTTTGTAGCTTCTTTTACAACTATAAACTTATCATTAATATAAATTTTCATGTATTTAATATATGATATTTATATTTTTTTGTCAATTATTCATATGTTGCCATAATACTTGACTCTTTTGTTAATGCATACATATATTCATCATCATCTTGAAGGCCTTTCATATCATATTCATTAAAGATAACTTTATCTCCAACTTTTACACCTTTTACATCTGGACCAAGTTCATGTATTACAAAGTCATATTTTCCAGGTGAAACTCCTTTAGTGCTGCTATCTTCTTCCTGATAAGGAAGAACTATTCCACTTTTTGTTTTCTTCTCGCCTTCATCTCCTTTCTTACTAAAATAAATAAGAACATACTCACCTTTTGGATGAAATTTTTTCATATCAGCTTCTCTCCTTTATTATATTTATGATTTAACTTTCTAAGTCTCTAATCATTTCTTTTTTCATATCAGCTTCATCTTCAATATTATAATCCTCATCATCATCAACATCATTTACTTCTTCAATATCATTAGCTTGAAATTTCTCTCTCATCTTTTTCATTTCTATTTCTTTCTTTTCTAAAAGATCCTGTAATTTTAGAATATATTCATTTTCTTTTTTTGCTATCATTGGAATGAAGTTTTTTTTCATAAACTTATTCTCTCCAAATAACCCAGGTAATGAATACCAAGCTCCGCCTGCTTTCTCAATAACACCAAAATCTTTACAAAGATTAAATAGTCCAGAAAGTCTAACAGGCCCATGTCCCATATCAAGTAGAAATGGTATTGTTCTCATTTCAGTCCCAAAACGAGATTTTACCATCTTTGCTTTAATAGGTTTCATTGTTCTACCAATGGCAGTTCTAATACTAGCTTTTTCATCTTCAAGTTCTTTTGATGACATATCATCATTTTCGGCACTATTTCTTAAGTCCACTGTAATAGATGGATTATACATTGCTGCCTCTCCGCCATTTGCCACATACCTTCCAGATCCATCTAATACTTGATAAACTTTATTTGTAAATACAAAAGAAATATTGCTTCTCTCAAATTCTACACTAAAATTTCTAAAAAAGTTATTTATATCTTGAACTCTACGACCTACATCAAGTGTTCCAGATAAACCTCTTACTGATTGAACATTAGCTAAACTATCTAATACAATAAGAACTTTAGAATTTATTTTATTAAATACAAAAGTATTTATAAGTCTCTGTATTTTAGAAGTTAACCCTTCCACATAAATATACTTATCTGTTTCAAGTTTAGTTGAAGGTAAATCAGAATCTTTTATTTCTTCAACCTTTCCAGTTTTCTTTATTATTCTATAACTAGTAAAAGTCTTTGAACCAAATCTTCTAACCTTACTGGGATTTACTCCAGCAAAATCAATAAGCTCTTTAGAGTTACCACCACCCTCAGTATCTATTAAAATAATCATATCAAGTTTGGGATCTCTCATGGCTGTAGCTGCAAGTAATGATTTACCTACTCCGCTTGTTCCTTGAAATGCTACAACTCTTCCAAGAGGAATTCCACCTAATAGGTTTTTACTCATTGTATAGTTTAATGAATATACACCCGTATCAAACCAATCTTTTATTTTTGTATCTTCTTTTGATAGATCTTTCATGTCTCCAAACTCTTTGGAAATAATCTTATCAAGTTCAGAAAAATTTTTATTTTGTATCTCTGCCATCTTCTTCTCCTAAGTTGCGTGAACTACCACCACCTCTATAGGTGGATAACTTCTTGGTCAATACTACTACTGTAGCAAGTTCGAACCGACCTCTCTAACAATATATCTTTTATTACATTGCTAGTCTTTTTAAATGAAAAACCCTCTATTATAGAGGGTTTTTTACTTAGTCCGTAAACTCACTTAAGATATCATCAATATCTTCATCAGTGGCCTCAGCCTCTTTATCCTGATAATCCTCAGTCATTGGACTATCTTCAGCAGGCTCTTCTTTTTTAGTAGCTGGTTTACTTGCAACTTTATTTTTTGGTGTATCACTCTCAAGCCCAAGATACTCATTAAGAGCTTCTGTCATTTCTTCTTTCCCTCTAAATTCAAGTAAAGAGTTATATTTCATTTGAGAAGCTTTTTCAAAGGCTACAAGCAATTTTTCTTTATCATCAAAGACAGGTTTGTTGTTTGCGGCTGGAGTAGAAGTAGAATACTCGGAATTTCTACCTGTTCCAGTTTTTACAAGATTAAAGTCTCGTCCGATTTTTGGATCAATAATATTACCGAAATCACTTTCAACAATAATATGATATAGCTTCTTCCAAACAGTAGGACCATACTCATAAAACTCAGGTTGTTCTGGCTGATCTTTATCTCTTACTATAACACGAGAGAGATAACGTTGTTTTGCCTTAATTTGTCCAGCAAGCTTCCATTCATCACTATCTCTTTCGGAAGTGCTATAAAGTTTTTTAGTATAAGAGCAAATTGGGCAACGCTCGGCTTCATGATAATTTCCATTTACGTCTTCAAAAGATTGATTGAGGCATTCAAACGGAATCCCACCAATGAAGTGAATCTTGTGAGAAAAGTAAAACTTTGTTTCTTCAAGTTTTTTCATGGGAGGGAGAAAGCGAATAGAGAAAGTCCCTTCTTCTTTTGATTTTGGACCCCAGAACTTTTTGTTTCCGCCCTGCTTGTCCTTGTTCATCTCGTTAATCATAGCTTGTTTTTCTTGTTCGTTCATCACAAATCTCCTTTTTGTCCTTCGCCATTTAAACCAATACGGGTCATAACAGGCATAAGGTTCTTTAAAATAATTTTGTTAATGCTCCCCATTACATGAGGATATGTTTACATTATATATGTATTATTCTTTCTTGTCAAGAAATATTTTCATCAGATCTAATCTTTTTTTTATTTCTTGATCTGCTTTAATTAAATCCTCTTCTACAAGAACTTCACTTGCCATATTTTCCCAAGTTTCTTTTGTTTTGTCAAGCTCTTCAAAAGTATATTCCTTACCTTTTAACTTTACTAATTCTTCATCAACTAAATGTTTTGAATTCTTATGAAAGACTATATTTATAATAGTTCCTACATAATTACCCCAAATAAAATCATAATAGTCCCTCTCAGAAAAACCATCTTCAGAAAAGGTTTGTTTTATTTCTTGTAAAGTAGTATCCACGTCAAACCTATATGTCTCATTATCATTAAACAATAATGTTCCTTTTTTTATGATCATTTATTTCTCCTTTAATTTATATCAGTAAAGTTAATATAAAAATAGTTTCTTGTCAAGGAGAAAAAAGATGATAAAAGCTTATATAGCGATTGAACTTAGTAATGGGAATACAATTAAATATGTTCGTGATGTAGTAACAGATAGTGCTGGAGTTGATAATTATTATTATAAATATAAAGGGCCTGGTTATCAAGAACTTGGTTTAGATCAAGTATCAAGTTATGATAATAGTGGATTAAAAGAAAATACTGCTTATTACTTTATTGTTAGTATTAATGGAGCTGCTCAAGCAGAATACTCTATTACCACCGGAACAAGAACCACATTTGGTGATATTGTTAATCTAATGAATAATCAAATATCAGCTGATGGTGCTAAGTTTGAAATTAGAAGAACTGGAGATATTAGATGTTATTCACTCTCTAGTGCAGCAAGCACATCAATAGAGCTTTCTGTTGGAACAACTGGAACGGATTTATTTACATCTCTTAAAGGATTTTCTTCTTTTGATACTGCTACCCCTGGTGAACAATATGCTGATTTAACTACAGAGGGAAAAATCAAAAGTGATTATGATAGCTTAGTAACTTCATTAACAGGATCTACTGCTCCATATGAACTATTATCATTTCCTGAAAGTGCTGGGTCCACTACAGAGTTAATAAGAAAAAGCCATACTAATAGTAATGGAGAATTAGGAGAGATTCACTTGTCTATACCAGTTGGACAAATAGTTTTAATTGAAGTGATTGAAGGTGAAGAAGTAGAGTGAACTATCCCTTTAGAATAGTGTTTTACGCACAGCCTATAAAAGAAAAGCACCTCATATGAGGTGCTTTTTTACTGTGGTCTAGGTGCTGTATTGCCTACCATTTTTGGCGTTGCTTTTCCACTGTCATTATTAGCAGCTGCTTCTTCAAAAGCTCTATCTTTTTCTCTTTTATTAAATAATTGAACATAATAATAAAAGATCTTTAGCGGAACGCTAAAAAGATATTCAGGCCCCATATTCGTATGGGTTGAAAGTACGAACACATTTTTGTGCAGATTATATACGTTACTTTCATCAAAAGCGAAAAAACTCAATACCAATCGGGATCGTTCCAGAATAATCAGTGCTACAATACGGACACTCTATATCTTTAAGCGTATCTACTCCAGTTGAAAAATCAGTAGCTTCTCTAAGCTCTGCTGTATCCATACCTGGAAGAGCCTCAAAGAACTCTTCCCAATCTTTCTTATCTATCTCATCACTTTTATCATCAAGAACTTTTACAGTAGTTACCATAAAATTATCAATACTTCTTTTATCCTCATCATTAGTAGATTTCTTTCTATTAGAATATCTATAATTAATCTCTTCACTATGATAAAGTCTTGGTAAAATTAAATGAACTGTATATTTAGATTTAGGTAGTTTTACTTTAATCGGTTCCTTTACATCTTCAGGTAATTCTTCAAAATTTAATTCAGAGATTTTTACTTCATGATCAAATTTCTTTTCACACATGGAATTCTGACACTTGAGTTCAAATTCATAACTATCACCATACGAAATCTGACGTAAATAAAATAGTAAAAAATTACTATCAAATAATAACACATCTTGAGCATCAATATCAGATGCGATACATCTCTCTAATACTCTTCTTGTAGCTGTTCCGTCTTTAATAAAACGAGTGGTTGATAATATCTCCTCTTCTCTTGCTGTCATAGGAAGAAGTTTTATTCTACCGTTTAAAATATCCTCATCTTCTGTTACACGAGAATACAACCTTCCTCCACTTGGAAGAGGGACTACTTCTTCTTCGGCAAAATTGAACTTACTTGCTCTCTTACCCTTATTGACACTTTTTTTCTTTTCCGCTACCTTTTTAACTTCAGGATCTTTTTTAGAAACCGCATCATAGTTTCCAACATTGGATATATCAATCTCTTCTACTGAAGGTGGTTGAGGAGTATCTTTTTTACTTTTGTTCTCTGTCATCTTAAATTTCTCCTATAAAATTTTCTATAATTATATATATGACTTTACTTGACAAAATAAAAATACTAATTTATTATGTAATAAAACTCTGAAATATCCCCGCGAGAAGAAGACGGATTTATTAGTAACTCCAATGCCGATAATACGCATAATCCTAATACACAGGGAGGTTTAAAACCATGTGTGTATGTGATAAACAAAAACGGGAATCCCTTGATGCCTTACTCACCTGCTAAAGCTAAGCATTTATTAAAGGCGGGTAAGACAAAGTGTGTTAAAAGAACACCATTCACAATCAAACTTTTGTGAGATTGCGAGGAAAATTTACAAGCAATAGTTGCAGGAATGGAACTACTTTAAAAGATGAAGTTTCAAAACTTATGAAAAAAAGAATAGAGGAAGAATATGGTAGAAAGCAATTTTACAAAAATACCTAATCAAGTTTTAGACAACATGGAAAAAATAGGTATTAAAAATAATAGATATCTTCTTGTCCTTATTTATATTATGAGGCATAAAAAAGGATATAGATTATCTAATAAACAAATAGAGAATTCTTTATCCATGCATCATAAAACTGTAAAAAATGCCATAGCCTTCTTAAAAGATAATAACATTATTGACTATAAGGAAACATCTCAAGGTAAAATATATGGCTTTCAAAAACTTATTAAAATAATAAAAAATATTGAAAATGGCAAAAGTGCCGAGGGTGGCAAAAGTGCCGAGGGTGGCAAAAGTGCCGAGGGGGGTGGCAAAAGTGCCGAGGGGGGTGGCAAAAGTGCCGAGGGGGGTCGGCCGTACGGCCGTGCACCCTCGGCTATACCGCCGACAAATAATACTAACTATAATATTAATTATAAAACTAATTATAAAACTAGCTCAGTTAGTTTTGAAAAAATAAGAGGGAAGATAGTTAGTAAGATCACATCCTTCTTTAAAAATGATATTGATGAAGTAGCTAAAGAAATAATAGATGGTTTTGATCCCTCATTTTATAAGTTTCAAGATTACATTCCAACTGATAAGGAAATTTCTCAATTTCTTGAAACTAATAAAGAAGAGACACTTGACAAGTTTGACAAATATTTATATAATGGAGTTGTATCAGAGAGCTTCATTTATAATGGTAAGTTAATAAAACCAAGACTTGCATTATTAAATACTAATAAAGTTCGTTTAAATGAACTATTACATATATACTATTCTTATGATGATGAGGAAATAATGGAAGAAGAATCAATATTTGATAAATCCCCTACTTTTAGAGAATTTGTTAAACAGCAACAGTTACAAGAAAAACCTACTAAAGATAAGTATGCTAACTTGCCGGAAGCAGAAGCTGCATATTTACGCGCCCTTCATGAATATGAGCCTCCTAAAGATGATGAGCTTGCAGATGTTCATATAAAGCCAATTAACTCATCAGAGTATTATGATGGGTCTAAAGAAGTTTTAGCTACTGAAGAAGATATTGATGAGATATTAAGTGAGTATGTTTCATTTGATGAGACTGAAGAAGATGAGAGGGAAATGAGTGAGAGGGAAATGAATGAACTTCTTGATGAGATGTAGTAAAGTTAATATTAAACTTATTATAAAGGAAAAATTTATGAAACTTGGAAAAGTTTTAAATGAACTTAAGGAGAATTTGGTGGATAATCAGACGCTGAATGAGGCCGGGATAAGAATCCCTAAAGGCGCTCGTGCAGCTAAGATTATCCACCATTAACTCTTTGAGGTAGTAATATCCTAATAAGATATGAATCCTCAAAGGGAACTGTTAACGAAGATTTTGACGGAGTATTCTCCGCTATTATTACTTACAGACAACTTTTAAAACAAGGAATTAAACCTCGTAACATTCGTATTGAAGGTATTCAATATGGAGATACAAATGCTGAAGTAGATAAAAAATTATCTAAGTCTAAAAGACAAATGGTTGCTTTAGTAGATTTTGCTCGTCTTCCTGAAGGTGTAAAGAAACCAGATTTCTGGTCAGACCATCATCAAAATGATGAACCTGAATCTACTGGTGGAGGTCGCACCGGTGCGACAGATTTTAAAAGTGATGCTTCTCATTTAGCTACTTTACATACAGAGAATATGGTAGATGGAAAAACTATTGATATAGTAAATAAAATTGATAGTGCCGGTTATACTGACTTAACTGAAATATTAAAACTACCAAAAGATTTTCGTAAAGCTCGTAGATTAGAAAGACTTGGTATTCTTTGTAATGCATTACTAACTAAGTCAGGTATTTTAAAGAATTCTTCATTACTTCAAGAGTTTATAAAAAAGACAAAACCTTCTATTGTATCATTTTATAATAATATACTTACATATGTAAGATTAAATGATATACAAGATGAGGCTATTAAAGAGCTTGCAAAAGATGAACCTAATTGGGATAAAGTAACTCAATCAAGAAAGGCTATGCCTAGTCAAAGAGCAGCAGAGAAAATAAAGACACCAGGGAAAGTATCAGCAAAAACTCGTATAAGAGCAATTGAGAAAAATGAGGATATGGATGAAGGTGCTTTAGAAGATTATGATAAACTTCAAGAGCTAAAGAAAAAAGGTGATAAGAGAACAGAAGCTGAAGAGGAAGAATATAAGGAACTTGTAAATCAACCTATAGAACAAATGAGAGCTCGTAGAGCAGCTAGTGCTGAGAAGGCAAAGACCTCTGGTGAACTTGTTCCCAAAGGTGCAGTAATATTACAAAGTAACCCAAGACTTCAAAGATATCTTTGGACACAAATGAATAAAGCTGGTTTGAAATATCCCTTTGTAATAAAAAAGTATGCTACCTTTTTACAAGTAGCTGTAAACCCAGAACTTCCTAAAGTAGTAAAGGATTATGTTGATCTAGGAGAAGTTGCTACAAAGGTAATGGAAGAGATAAGAAAAAAATTTGAGAATAAATATAATTCTTGGGCTTTTAATATTATTGAAAAAGAAAGAGGTGGACATAAAGGTATCACTAATATTCCAGCTCTTGGAACCATAGGTTTAATGAAGAAAGCTGATAGAGAAGAGTTAAAATATCTTGAGGGCTTAGAGGATAGAATAAAAAAACTTAAAAATCTTGGTAGTAGAAAACTTGATGCAAAAGATAAAGAGAGATTAAAAGAGGCTCAAAAAATATTAAAGAGAAAAACTACTTCTGATGTTGATAAGGAATATTATCAAAAGCTTGAAAAAATTCTTAATCCTACTATGGAAAAATTAATGCCAGAAAAGGCAAAGAAATTAAAAGAACTTAAAGATAAGAAAAAAGCAACTGCCGAGAAGAGAAAGAAAATAATGAATGAAATCATTGAAGAGTTTCAAAAACAATTTAGAGAAAAATTTAAAGCAGATGCTAATATGCCAGTAATAGGCAAAACTGGAATTAAACTAACTGGTGGGAAGAAAGAATACGAATTAGAAAATGAAAATACTACTATAAATAGAATGAGACAAATAGCAGAAGGAAATTTAATAGAACAATAAGTATTTTTTTATTTTTATTTTCCCTGTCTAAAGTTTAATAAAATTGAAATGTTGGAAGAAAAAAAAGCAGAGGTTTAAACCTCTGCTTTATTATTTAGAAAACTTTTCTTTATCATATTATATCCATATGAACTTATACCTGTATAGACAAATACATTCTTTAAATATAATTGCCAACCAAATGGTTCTGTAATAAACAATGCTGCTACAAAACTTAGTATAAGCGGAAGCAGAATATAAAACTTTTTAAACTTATTTCCTGCATCAAGCTTATTTTTTATAAGTTCTGATATTCCCACAATAGCACCTAATATAGATGCATCTATTCCTAAATTTATAAAATCCATTTAATTCCTCCCTATAAATCTTCTACTCTTATTTTTTCTTTTTTTTGTTTATGCCTTAATTCAATAAATTGTAACAATAAGGATTTTCTTTCTCTTAACCTATCAAATTGAAAACCTTCTTTGCTTATTTTCATTTTACGATTAGCCAGTTCATTTATTACAAATAATAAACCTACTAAAAGAGCAACTAAAAATCCCATTATAAACCATTGGGGTAATGTGTAAAAACCTTCCCAAAAACTCATTAGTCCCACCTATCCCAATATTTAAGATGATCCCAAGGCCAAAAACGAAAGAAACTAGGCCATCTACCTTTATGTATAAATTCACCTACATGTTTATATCCTCCGATAAACCAAGGAAGACCTGGGACCATATCCCAACTTAATTGAACTCTTGTTAGAGTTTTCCATCTATCTTTAGGTGCTCTCCAACTCACTACTCTTGGACATCCAAAAATTACAGTAGTTGGTTCTATTTTAATATTAAACACTATATCTTCATGAGCTAGTAGAGCGATTGCAGATCCTTGAGAGAATCCAGATATTTCTACTTTTTTAATACCATCAGTTAAATTCAACACTTCATCTCTTATAGATTTCCATTTTTCAAGAAATCCTTTATGGACTTTAAACTTTACTGACATATCTTTATATGGAACTCTTTTAATTGAAAAGTTTTGTCTCCAATCAGTAGTAAGTTTTTTATTTTTATAGTAAGTTCCATCAGAGCCACAAAAGGATAGATACATGGTATCATCATCTATACGATGATACCATTCTGTATCTGTTTCTTTATTTTCATGGTTCCAATCATAGCCATCTGCTAAATTCCACCAATATTTTAAATCCATTTATTTTCCTTTAGAACAGGTGTTCCATGAGCAAATGTCTCTTCATTTGCTGCATATGTTGTAAGAATAGATCCACCAGAGGAGCCTTGGTTTACAGCAGTAACTAAAGACTTCACTTGCTGGAAAACCTGATGCGTTTATAAATACTTGATCGCCTTTTACGGCACTTTTTTCAGCCATATTATTCTTTTAATTTAACTTTACCACTCATATTATAAAAAGCCCTCCAAAAAGGAGGGCAGGTGTGGGAGGAGTGGGAGGAGTAGGATGCTTATCTTAATCCATCGCTTGACGGATTATTTTATATTCTTTATCTATAAATGGTTGGAAAGTCTCTGTTCCTTCATTCAAAGAAACCTCTGAGCCGCAAAGTCTTCCCATTTCATTTATTTTATATTTAATTAGACCGAGACCATTAGCAATAATTTCTTTATTGGAATTTTTACTAATTTTTTTATTTTCCATAAGAGCTATAACATCATTATATGCAGTCTTAAGTCCATCAAATTTCATTCGTGAATAACTTTCACTAAGATAATTAGCCTTCTCTTGTCTTTTTTCTATACTATCAATTTTGAGCATAGCATTCTTTAAAGTTTTGATAAGCTTATCATCAGTATTTTCATTTACTAAGTTTTGAAGATGAATACCTAACAAATCACTTATTTTATAAGCTTCCTCTGTCTCATCAAACTTTTCACGAATTTGTGCAACAGTTTTTAATTCTTTATATTTTTCGGTTCCTATCTTAACTTCTTCTAAAAGACCACCAAGTTTCATTATTTCCATCCTTAAAAGCTTTTTATTTAACTTTACATCTTAACTTTACATCTTGTGCCGTTTAATGTATCTATCTACTTTTTCTTTTTGTTTGAGTGGAATTAATGAGAGAAACTTTTTATCCTTTTGAATTAATAAGTCTTTTACCGCTTCTTCTTTTACATCATATCCTAAACGACGACCAATTGACTCTCCACCAGGTTTACGAATAAAATATTTCTTTCTAAATTCTCCACCAATCTTTTTACGATCATAGCTTATTTTATATTCTTCTCTTAAAACTTTATCTTCAAAAATATCTCTTACTTTCATAATTCCTCCATTATTACCTTTACGTGGGAAAGTTAAGATTATGGCAAACCCATTATATAACAGCTTAGTTAATAAACTAAGAAAAACACAATATTCTCAATCAACTGGAACTAAACTTCTTTCTTTCGGAGCTATTTATTTAGGTTCATATACAAATTTCAAAAATGATCGCCAACCATTAATTTGGATACAATGGAGTGATCGTCAATACACTCATGGTATAAATCTGCATTATTTAAATAGATCTGACCGTGCTTGGTTTACAAGAATGGTTTATTTGTTAGCAAAAGGAAATCAAAAACTTACTCCAAAAAATATGTATCGCCTTTTAAAAATGAGACGATATAACATAGTAAAAACAGCATATAGAAAATATTTTACTTCACTTTTAAATATGAGGTTAGTATCTGCTGGAGTGACAAATCTTCATAGTATGGTATATACTAATCATAGAGAAAGCTTTATACATCGGCTCAATAAACAAATACAACCTCAAGAAATATCAAAAGGTGCTACTCAAATATCCTATTCATCAGGAGAATTACAAGATCGTATTACACAATCAAGAAATTCTTATAATATAACACAAAGAACTTCATCAGAATCAACTAGACCGGCCTCTGGTTCTCCTGTTACAAGAAAAGCACCTTGGCTTAAGAATTAAAGTTTATATCTTTTTAATAATTTACCACTCTCATCATATACTTCAACCGCATTAGTTTTTAAAATCATATCAGGAGATTTAGGATCGTTATCTTTTATCTTATTAAAAATACCATCTCTTTGAAGATTCTTTTTCATTTGCCCAAAAACCTTTTGTTGCATTGGTGGTAAATCATTTACAGTAACATTCTTACCATTATATTGAATGATCCATTTATTCAGGGTGGCTTCTGCTCTAAACTCTTTTATATATTGTCTTACTTTTTCCCTAAAGTCTTCGTTCTTCTTTGCTCTATTCCAATAAGAATAACAAACAGCTGCTCTTTGTTTTATATTAGAAAACTTTTCATTCATCTCCTCATCACCCATACATCTTTCAATAAAATCACTTTCTTTTTCTTTTCCTCTAGGCGCTGGCATATTATTTCTCCTTTAGTCACTTATTTATTTTTTTCTCAGATGAATTATAGGCTGTGCGTAAAACCCCTACTCTTTAGGGTAGGGGTTGTTAGCTTAAATCACGATATACTTTTTTAATAAAGTCTTGATCTACTCCTGTAGCCTCTTTTTTTTTGCTTTTACCTTCAACTATCATTTATTTTCTCCATGTTTATATTAACTTTGCTTTTGCTTCGGAAAGTTAAATATATGGCAATACAAGACAAATCAATATATCCAACAACTTTTTTCAATATTCCTCATCCAGCTTCTCCTGTAGTCTCTATTCAATTTAGAACAAAAACAGCACAAGGAAAAAGTATTGATGATCCATCCCTATGGGAAGAGATAACATTTGACCCTAATAACTTTTTCAGTGAAATGTCTATTGAAGATGAGAGTGGATATCCTAAATTATCTTTAACTTTAGTAGACCAAAATTATACTTATTTAGAAAACACTATAGTAAAAACTATGGTCGCTCAAAGACTATCAAATAAATTAGTAGAGAAACCAAATATATCAAAAGATGATACTGGGTATTTTGAATTTTTTGTTGATAAAAAGAAATCAGCAAATATAAGAGTGAGAATAGGATATTCAGAGCAGAATTTAAATTCTTATATTTCAGATCCAGATTTTGAAGGAAAAGAATATTCATCAAGGGCAAATAGTAATAGACCAGTAATAAGAAGTCCTTGGATTTATTTTATGATTACTGGTCTTGATATGAATATAATTGATAATGGTCTTCAAGTCACAATAGAAGGAAGAGACTCTATTGGTAGCTTTTTTGATAAAGCTGTTATGATACAAAAATTTGCAAAACTAAAAGGAACTCCAAAAAATATAATAAATAGAATAGGAGATCAAATAAAAGCATCTTCTAAAAAAGCCTCTGAGTCTGGAAGTGAGACAATTTGCATTGAAATTGTAGATGAACCACTTATGTATGTTAATCGTGATGGTGGTAAAGAAATTGATATAATGCTTGGTGGTAAACCGGTAGTAAGAGAGCTTAGAGATGGAACACGACAAGTAGAGACTCAGTATAAAAAGGTAAAACAATTATTTCGTGAGATATGCTCAAAAATATCTCCTGTAATGTATAGAGAAGATGGAAGTAAAATACCTATTTCCTCTGATGGTAGTGCGGATGGAACAGAGGTAAATAGTAAATCCTCTGAGATGAGAGAAAGCTATCCATATACTTTTTCTTTTGTTCGTAAGAATGATAAAGATGTAATACAATTTTATTATAAAGATCCAAGGAATGGTTTAAGACAACAACCTAATATAAGAACATATATATGGGGTGAGCATGGACAATCAATTGTTCAAAACGTAGATGTAACTGTATCGCAAGCCTTTAGTTATTTAAATCTTCCAATAATGAGTTTTGGGGAAGATGGAACAAAAGAGGTTTATATATCAAAAGCAAAAGATCCAAAAGAAGATGATAATATAAGTGAATTTGATTCTTCATTGGGTGGTATTGAGGATGTGTCAAATGCTTTAAATAATGCAGACTTTGATTTCACTTTTACCTCCGAGGTAATAAATACCTCTGAATACGAAACAAATACAGATACAATAACCTCTTCTATGGCAGCTAAAAGAATGATGAGGTCATTTAATTCAAACATAAATGAAACAATAGCCGAAGGTAACATTACTTTGCAAGGAGATCCATTTTATTTCTTTGATGATAAAGTAAAACCTTTTCAATATATTATTAATTTAGTAATAAAAAGACCGAACTACATAGATAAAAATGGTGATTATGTTGAAGGTGGAAAAAGTTACTTATCTGGTTTATATAGAATAAAAAAAATAACTCATGCTATATCAGCAGGTTCTTATACTACTAATCTTGAAGTTATAAAGACCCCCTTTTAAGGAATAATACATGGCAAGCAATACAATAGATTTACATCTTAATATACAAAACGCATTAAAGCAAAACCTCCAAGAAAATAAAAAAGAAATGTCTTCTTTTAATGATAAACTATCTAAATCTGAAGGCTTGTCTGAAAAACTAAGTAGCAAGATGGGTTCCGTTGGAGATAAGGTTAAAACCTCTGTTCAAAGTATGAGCAGATTTGGTTTAACACTTCAAAGAATAATTCCTGCCTTTAGTGTTATTTTCGGTGGTGGTTTTATCGTTGATACTGTAAAAGAGGTGATGGATTTAAATCAAGCAATGATGGACACTGCTCATCAAATGGGTATGAGTGCTCAAGGCGTAAAGCAATTAGAAGATGCTGTTTCAGGAACAATGGATGAACCAATACATAAAAGCATTCAAGCA